CATTTCAGCTGATACCATACGTAGAAAAGAAGAAATAGAACGATTTCCGTAAATCTCAGCTTCTTTTTCGTATACATCAGGTAAAAATTGTTTTGTAAAATCAAAATCGGTAATATAATTACCTTGAAATAGTGACCCTTTCGTGGACGAAGGGGTTAAATGTTCAATGCCAGTTGTTAAAGCCATTGTAATAAATTTTTAAATTATTGTTTTAGTTTCATTCTTAGTTTAGAACTAGAATCACCTGAAACAACCTTAAACTTTTGGCCTGAAGCTGTTTTAATAACGCCTTCTTGCCTTGGGTCCATATTTATATTTTTAGCGTCCTTAGCGGATTGGCGCAGAGCATCGGCACGGCCTTGCTCATAAAAATGTTCAGCTAGCTTATCTGCATTTCTTGCAGTAAACAATGCTTTATGGTAACCTTTGGCATCATTAATTTGGCCATCGTTATCTAAAAATGGTTTTACAAAATTATTAATATCAGATTGTTGTGTTTTTGTGTCATTAACATTGTTGACTTTATAGCGGTATTTATTGTTTCCAACTTGGAAATCAAACCCTTTAAAATCTTGACTAAACACATTGTCTGTTTTTTGTAAAAAACTTTCAGTAAGTTGTTTGCTTGATTCAGTGTTCTGTTGATATGTATTGTAATACTCTAAAGCTTCTTGGTACTCCTGAGGAATATCTGTTTGCTTCTTCAACTTGAGGTCAGCATAATATTTCTCTTTGTTTCCTTCCAAAAACTTTTTAGCATTAAATAGCTCTTCTTTAAATGCTCTTTTCTTAGAGCGTATTTCTCTTGGTTCATCTTCTTCTTCACTATATGAAAAATTATCTTCCATATACTCAGAAATTTCTTGCGTGTCCCAAGGCTTAGATTGTTTATAATATTCTCGCAATAGATCACCATCGTTATATTTTGATAGATCTCTATTTAATAAAACAAAGTCTTCAACACTACCACCTGTTTCTTCCATAAACTTAACAAGCTTGTCTACATTTTCCGGAAGTACAACTTCTGGCTCTGTAGGTTTTGGTTGTTCGTTTACTTGTGTAGCTCTTTCGTCTACTTTGGGTTGGTTAGTTTCTACCGTCTCCTCTTCGTCTTTGATGAGCTCGAGCGGCGAGTCTTGCTCTTCTGTTTCTTTGGCTTCGGTTTGTTCTTGTACTTCTTGCTCCACTTCTTTGCTATCTCCGGGTGCATCTTCCACAGGAACCTTCTCTGCTTCTCGCTCTTGAACGGCATTTTCTTCTTTGTTTAATTCGTCTAAGTTAATCTTTGGTACTTCATCAACCTCTTTGCCCGCTGCCTCAGGTTCAATCTTACCTTCTTCAACTGCTTTATCTAAAACAGCTTGTTCTTGTTCTTGTGCTGACTTTTGTTCAACGTCTTCAGCAGCACCTTTAATTTTCCATTCTGCCATAATTTAATAATATATAATAGTTAATAATTTTTATTTAGGTTCAAATCTGCTAAGGTCAATACCACCTAAAACATCATTTCCACTAGATTCAAAAGCTTTTTTAGGTTCTGGGTTTGATACTGGCTTTTGCAACTCTATTTGTTTTTTTGCATCAAGCTCCATTCCTTTAAGCTTCATATTTAAATCAAATTCGTATTGCATTAGCTCGCGCTTTGTTTGCGCCTCTGAATCTAATTTTTGAATGTCAAGCTGAGATTGTAACTGGGCTAGTTTGCCCTTAGCTTCAACTTTCATATTTTCAGCTTGGGCCTTAGCCATTTCAGCAGCTTGAGCAGCTTGAGCGTTAGCCTGCGATTGCGCTGCAATATTTCTTTCCGCTTTTAACTGGTCTGTGGCTTCTTTCTTAGCTCTTCTGTATTTTAGTAATTGGTTGGCTAGTTTTATATTTTTTATTTGTCTTATATCAATTATATCTTCAAGATGTATTTGATCTCTTGACAACGCTACTTGTATATTATTTTCTACAAGCTGTTTTTCATCCTCATCTGGGTCTAGCTCTAAGAAAATCCCAAAGTCGTGCATATGTAAATTATCCATTTCTTTTAAAGCACCCACGCTAAACCTCCCAATACCGCCAATCATTGCGTCTCTTTGCGGATGATATGCCAAAACGTCTTTTACTCTTACGGATATGGCTTCTGCTAAAGTACTTGTAATGTACAAAGAACTATGTAATATATGCCTAGTTGCCGTATTAGAATTTGCTGCAGCTAATTTTTGTACACCTACTAAAGCGTATGGATCTGGATCAGATCCGTCTCTTGCTTCATTTAACCCGGTAACATCGCGAAGCATTTGCAAATAATAATTATATGCTTGTATTAATGCTTGACTTTGTTGCCCACCCCCGCCAGGCAATTCTTGTATTGGCACTTTACCGGGGTTCATATCACCATCGACTGTCATAGATCTTCCTATAACTGATCCTGTTTGGAAATATAAATTTAAGGCTTCTTGCGGATTATAATTTGTACCGTTACCTAAATCAATTTCAGCTAATCCATCGGCGTCCAAATAAACACCAGATGGTGTCATTCTTTGAATTACTTGTTGTAGCTTTAAATGTGTGAGCTGAATTAAATCAGCATAAGTAACCATTCTACCAACTAAGCTTTCGATTTTACCTTTATACATTCTAGGGGCACTAACAATATAATTCATCATTACTTTGTTAATGTTAGAATCGGGTCTAACCATATTAGTGGCTTTTTGCCACTTTAAAAGTTTGTTAGAACCTAATACTAATACGCCCTCGTATATAGTTTCCATAGCCTGAGCTACTTTCTCAAATCTAGTTCTTTGATCTTTAGGGGGGTTAAAGTTATCATCTTTCTTTATAGCTTTTTTAGCTCCTGTAGATGTTTCTTTTATTTTATATACACTTTGTTCCCAGGTTTTCCAATTAAAATATAATACAGTTAATGTGTTTGTATCAAATGTATCATTTGAATCATTATCTACATAATCGTAATTATTATAATTAGACGATTTTTTTACAATGTCTTCAAACTCTTCATCTGTTAATTCTGGAAATTGTTTTTTAAGCTCATTAGATTTAATTTGCTTAACTTCACCAAAATAATATACATCATCAAAATTAGGATCTTCGGTGTATGAGTATATTAAATTTGATGGATCAACATATTCTAATTTTATACCGTCTGTATTGTTAAATGTATGCTTAGCAGCTGCAATACCTAAAACAGTTTGATCGTAATCACATCTCTTCTTTATCTCGTAGTAAGCGTTTCGTTTAAAAGTATTGTCAATAGCTTGCTCATGAGCTAATTCAATAGATTGTTTATAACCTATTTGCATATGAAGCTCTAGCTCTTCTTTATTAGACGGTAGATCCTCTTGCTTTACGTTTCTTACATCAACACCTAAAGTTTCATCTATTTGTGTAATTAATTCTTGGGTGTTCATATCCTCAAGCATCATTTCTACAAAATTAGTTCTTTCCTTAACAGATGTTGGATCTTGTGCAAAAGCTTTAACTGTAAACAACCTATCTTGCATACCGTTAACAACTATGTCTACAAACTTAGGTATAATTGGCACTGGTTTCCAATCTAAATTAAGATAAGATAAATCTCCATTTACAGAAAACTCATCTTTATATTTCTGAACAGATTGCTCACCTCTAGCATATAATCTTAGTTTATGAAAGTCTCGTTGATTTTGTACGAATCTTCCTGTGCCAGATGATTTTCTAAACCATTCGTTTTGTATACCACGTGCCACTTCCATTCCGTAGTCCATGCTAGATTTAGTAGCATCGTCAACCGATTGGCTGGGAAATTGGGTAACTTGTCCTGTAGCTTCTGCCATTTTTTATTGTATTATTTGACTTTTTGAACCTTGGTTATTATATTTTGAAAATCCAAAGTCTATTTTCTTAACTTCTCTAGTTGTTTTAGACGCATACAAGTGTCTTTGGCATGCCATTATAGCAAGGCCTGAACTTATAGATGCATCAAACTTTGTTCTTTTATTAATATCAAATTTAGCCCAGTCTTCTAATGTTCTTTGAAAGTACATTTTGCCATAATTGCCATTTTCCGCTAACCCAACATGGGTTTCAATATAGCTTTCAATTGCAGCTGCATGAGCTTGTCTTATATCTTCTGAAGTATTAGGTATACCTCCTAATTCTTTTTCTGTTATAGATAACTTTCTTCGAGACTTGTCGGGTCTATTCATTGAGAATCCCCTATAGCCTCTTCTTTTAATATGATATAATAATCTAGGTTTATTATTTTCAGCAAGTATTGGCATCCCATAAAATATCATTGCCATAAGTACATCTTCAAAAAATATTTCAGCTGTTTGTGGCCTAGCGACATATTCTAAAAAGAATTGGCTAGACGGTACATCTGAAAGCATACTAAATGTAGTAAGCCCATGAAGAGCACCATTAGACCCACTGCCATCAGTAGTTCCGCTAATATCATAGCTATCACAACCAAAGGCACCTAAATCTTTATTGCCTGGGTATTTAATACCGTTTTTTACTATTATATTGTTTTGCATTTCAACAGGCGGAATCCAGGATAATTTAAATCTACCTGTTTTGTTTGGGTAAAATTCTACTGTAGAATCTTTAACACCATTTTTCCAGCTAAATGAACCGCGGGTTACATAACCCTTCATTGTCATTTCTTCGTTAAAATCTATTTGTTCGTATATTTTATTTAGATTGAATAAAGACTTTTCTATTTCATCTCTAAACGCGTGCTTTTCACTTCTTGGAAATTGCCTATAAAATTCATTTAAAGCATCATTATTCCCTTTGAGTCCATCTGCTTCATTCTCCCAATGATCGATGACTCCATGCCTGATAAGCTCTCCGTCAATTCCTTCGACCGGTTTTTCTGGATGATCGAATACAGGAAATCCATATTTGTTGATGAATCCTTCATAGTTCCACTCCATAGGTATGAACAAAGAGTATAGTCCACTAGCAGTCTGCCCATTGCGGTTTCGGTTTTCAACTTTTGAATCATTGTATAATTTTTTAAAGTTATTACCACCTTTATCTAGAGCATTTGATGTAGACCCCATCATGCATTTGCCAACAACTTTAGCGCCTAGCCTTAAGCAGGTTTTAGTAACACGCCAGTTGTTTAATATATTATCAGGTTTTTCCCATTTACCAGATTCATCGTGAACTAGTAGTTTTAGTTTTTCACCGTCATATGAGTTGTCTCCTGTGTTTTTCCAGTCAATTGTAGTGTCCAATCCTTCCCCAACCTGTACTTCGTTTTGATCGGTTGCTTTGAGTG